GGAATTATATAGTAATGGAACTGTTGATGACCATTGTTCTGATAATCTGTGGAATGACTCTGACTTAAATTATAGACAATATGTTTATGAGGTTGATGAAAATGTAGTAGACATATGGAAAGAGGAGGAGGTGTCTGATGAGTAGAGATATAACAGATATTATTGACGATGATTGCAGAGAGCAATTAGGTCATTCAAATTGGGTAATTATTAGCACACTATCTGACCAGGAAAAAGTAGGAATAGAAACACAAGGTATTTTGAAAACCTATCAAGGTGTTGATGTTCTGTTTTATTGGGATGATCGTGAGGAGGATTGGGATGAGTAATGTATTTAAAATAAAACCGAGTGAAGCTAGACATTTTATGTATAACAATAAAGAGTTTGAAATACGCATAACAGATGAGGGAGATAAACTTGAAATATGGGAGGTTGAATTCGATTCAGCTGGTAAATGTATTGGTTTTAAAGATATAGTTGCTGAATTTTATTTAGAGGTGAATGATGATTAAAACATTATATGAAGAACAAGCAGTAAATTCTTATCCAGATGGATGGACTTGTATTGAGTGTGGTAAGGAGTTTTCTGAAAGAACAGTAGATGTTGAAGACTATTATGTTAATTATACTGATGAGGGAACTATTTGTTTAACTTGCCAGAAAAAAAATGAAAAGTTTTAAAGATTATCAACCTACGCTAGAGTGTGATACTTGTGGCTATACACTATTTGGTGATATGCCACAAATAGTTATGACTTGTGATGATTGCATACAGGAAAAAGAAATGTTTGAAAACATGAACACTAAAGAACGATTAGAAGAAGTGGTTATGTGGATTATAAAAGATTTATGGGATGAATTAACTCAAAGCAGTAAGACAAGAGTTATAAGACAATTAAAATTTATGGGCTATCCCGTTGAAGATTTAGAGGAGATCAAAGGAGAAGGTAATGGATGATATAACAAAAGTGATTGATAATTATTGTTTAAAAAAATATGGTCATACTAATTGGGATTGGACAGATACTCTTTATGATGAAGAGGACCAAAGAAGAATGTCTAAGTTGGGTGAATTAGAGGGTAATATAATTTTTTATTTTAAGGAGGTTAAAGATGAGTAAATATTGCTGTGAAATGTGTAATGAAGAACAGGTAAAAGTTTTTTATGAGCCAGATGTAAGACCTTATTTTATTTTCTGCTCTCAAAGCTGTATTAATAAACACTTAATTGATATAGAGCAAGGAGATTGGGATAACTATGAAGGTGGAAACTTACGAATTGAATATGCTAACGAAATAAAAAATAATTGGAAAAATTTGCATATACAAAAACACATACAAGAGGAGGTATCAGATGAAATATAAAGTAATACAACATTTAACTTATAGAAATTCTGTAGTTGTTGAAGCAGATAATAAAGAAGAAGCGTGGAGCAAAGCTATAGAGGGTGGTTATATGAACAATTTTGGGGAATGTATAGATGTTAAGGTTGTTAAAACAACAATAAATAATAAAGAATTTGTGCCAGATTTTGAGGAGATCAAAGATGAAAGGTGATATAGAAATTATTGATGATGTGATTGCATGTCTTTTTGACGACTACACACAAGAACAAGAATACGCACAAACAGTTATAAGTGCGTGGATAAGAATTAAAAATAAATTAACTAAGGAGGTGTCAGATGAAAGTTAAAATAATAGAAACAATAGAAACTATATGGGAAATACCAGATGATTTTTATGATGATAAAGATTATGTTGAAGATATAGAAAATCCTACTGAAAATTTATCGGATTGTGAAATTGCTAGTGATTTTCAAACAGGTAAAAAACTTTGGGAAAGTAGAAGTATAAATGATATATCTTGGAATACAAAAGTTTTTAATTATGAAACTGATGAATGGGAGGAGGTGTCAGATGTATTATAGCTATGTTTTTAAAAATGGAGTAAAACAAACTTATATTGATTGGGAATGTGATATGTGGGTAGAAGTTAAAAATTTAGTAGACTGTTGTCCTGCCGATCATGGTGAATCAAAAATATTATATCTAATAGAATGGTGCATACCAAATTTATCTAAAGATAATCCTTATATAAAAGTTGCAGAATCAGAAGATGAGGAAATAAATGGCTACCATGAAACTTTAAATGTATATAGAGAAGTAAAAAAAGGAATTGATTGGGAGTTAGCAAATAAAAAAGGAGATAAAAGATGAGTAAACCAAAAGAATTTTATGTATATGCAACACTATCAACAGTTGTTGAAGCACCTACAAAAGAAGAAGCAATATTAACTGCTAATAATTTTTGGGCAAATCTACCAGATATAGGTGAAATAACTGCTGAAGAGATTAAAGATGAATGATTTTAAGTATGTCGACAACTAAACCTCAATACCGTATTAAACTGGTATCCTGGGACGAAGTATCAGCTTACTTTGATCCAAACCTAGATCCACACTCTAAGTTTGGCTTCTTAGTCTATAAGCCTAAGTCAACCGTATATGACCAGGCTTTTTGGTATGCAACTAACAAACTAAGATGGAGAGGAGTAGCTAAATATGTTGCACAATTACCCTAAAGCACATAAGATGAAAGTTAGGCACTCTTTTCACAAATATTACTTCATAATACTCCTCTCCGAAATAATTGATTGGAGTGCCTTGTAATGTTTGAAGGTTGGACTTTTTTAAATTGGTTTGGCTTTATCGCAATCTGTTGGTGTGTCTTCCACCCCTTGTTGACTAGCAGAAGAAGATAATTTTTTTTCCTCAACTTCCTCTATTACCTTTGGATCTTCTTTTTTAGTTTCAACACCTATCTCTATAATATTACCCATAAGCTGTGCTAAACGCTGTTCTACTTCTTTTCTACTCATTTGATCTATTTTGCCGAACATAACCTCTTTTCTATCTACTATAAGGCCACCAACCCTTAAAAGAGAGTTTTGGGCAGATATTGCAGCATTAAAAGATCCTGCAGCTAAAGCCTTATCTCTTATATCATATAAATCCTGGACTGCCCTATCATAATTAAGTTCATACTTTTTCTTAACTTCATTAGATAAAAAATTAAATTCTTTTCTAACCAGCTCATTCTTAAACACATTAACTGCAGCTTGGCGTGGATCTTTATAACCAGCTTTACTGGCACACTCTATTAAAGATAGTCTTGGATTATTAACAGCTATCCATACAAAGTTTCTTTGTCTTCTGGTAAGTTTGTTGTCTAGGTTAGCGAATTCAGGTGGAACTTCCTCTTCATCAGATATGATAGGCTCGTATTCTAGTTTATGTTTTTTGAATCCCATATTAAGCAAATTAGGGTATTACGCTTATTTTAATACTACATACCCCCACATTACCCTAATATGTATAGAAAGGATAGTTTATAGATCTATTGTTTGTCAAGAATTATTTTAAAAATATAGATAGATTTCTTTATTGCCTATGACAATAATGACAAAAATGAAATAATCCTGAAACCCTTATAAACAAAGGCTTTGAGGCCGTCATATATGTCATGACAATAATTGACAATAATAAATGGGCAACAAAAACACTATGAATAGTAGAGGGGTATTCTTGTTGCCCTTGTAGTAAGTTTTGGTTTCATTCGTTTGCCCCTTACTACTATGTATGCTCACTATACGAAAAGTTGTTGCATACAAAACTTATATTTGATCAAATAAAACAATAAAGATTGCAGGTATTACGATTATAGCCACGAAAAACCAAAAAAAGAATTGTAGTGTTTCAATCATTTGAATTTTCTTTTTCTGTTTCCTCAACCTTATCCCAATGTACCAAAACAAAAGCCTCACATTTAGGGCAAGATAAATTAGTCACTATATGATAATCTTCACAACCATAATCTTCTCCAGTATGATCACCACCCCAAATTAATTCTGTTTGACATGCCCAACAATTCATAAAATACATTCCTGGCTATTATCTTCATCATAAAAGTTAATTAGATCTCCTTGTGGATCTGTTGCAGTCATGCCTACATTAATTTGATAGTATTTTTTATAAGCGTCTAACAAAGAATTTGTTTTCTTGTTGTTATAATCATCAACGGCTTGTTCATACGATAATCTCATCATCATATAAAGTGTTCCTGACTTACTCATAAATACCTCTCTTTATTTGTAATAAATTAATTTTACTATTTGTATTGTAAAATGTCTAGTATTTGTTTATACTTAGTAAATATTTTGACGGAGGTAAACATGTCATTAGAAAAAAACGGTATTGCTTATTCGCTTATAGACGCACAAGTAGACAACATTCAACAACAACAAAAACAAGACGCTTTGAATTACTCAATCTTTGAGTTAAGAAAAGCACTCAAAGAAATATCTAACGAACTTGATGTTTTAGTTAAAAGAGTAGAAACAATTAAGGACGTATCATGATAGATAACCCACCACTACCAGATTCACTAAAAAGTCATCAGCATGTAGCTATTGGAGATACTATATATTTTCCTGATATGGATAATGCATATTATCATCAATCGCCTGGCGTGTCTTCATCTACCTTAAGGAGGTTTAGACAATCGCAGTTACATGCTATGCAAGAGGTGGTAGAGCCTACACCTGCTATGCAGTTTGGCTCTGCTGCCCACTCTTTAATAGTAGAGGGCGAGAACGCATTTAATAACGAGGTTGCAGTTATATCTGGATCTCCATACACAAATGCAAACAAACAATTAAAACGTGATTACGAAGATAGAGGTATGTTAGTAATCACACAAGACAAAAGGGATACTTTGTTTCGCATGAAAGATAATTTGATTGAAGAAGCAAAAAAGTTCCTTAACGTTGATCAGGGCGAGTATCCTGGTGTTTTTACTAAGCCGTACGAAAACGCCTTGTACTGGTGGGAGCAAGACGTACTCCTCAAGCTAAGATCTGATGTTATCAGACACCCAGTAGTGCAACCCTATTCAGATGAATCTATTGTAGTTATTGATTACAAGACTACAAGTGATTGCTCCGTATCTGGATTTACTCGCTCTATCAGACGTTATCAATACGATTTACAAGCTGCTTTTTACAAGAGAGGTTATGAAAGGGCAGGTTTTAAAGTAGAAGACTTCTTGTTTGTTGCACAAGAAACTAAACAACCCTTTGCAACAAAAATATTCAAAATGCATAATGAGGATATGGACAGGGGTTGGGATCAACTAGAGAAAACGCTTGGAGATTATAAGGCCGTTAGGGATGGGGAAAAACCTACGATCTATAATACTCCAAGCATAGTTGAGGTTATGTTGGGATATGAGTTTGAGTGAGTAGTAACAAAATAATAGATAAACTTGTTAACGAAAAAAAATCTATAAAAAAATGTCTTAGTTGTAGTAATAGCTACCCTAGAGATTACTTTCCAACAAAACAAAAAGCATATAAAGTCACACGGCTAGATATTTGCAAAGAGTGTTATAAGAAATAAGGAGAAATAAAATGACTGACAACGTTAACCATCCCATACATTATTCTAAACAAGGCTCTGTAGAGTGTATTGACGCAATTGAATCAGCTTTAACCTTTGAAGAGTTTAAAGGTTATTGTAAAGCAGCAGCGTTTAAATACATTTGGCGTGAAGATCATAAGGGTAATAATATCCAAGATTTAGATAAAGCAATATGGTATTTAACCAGGCTGAGAAACAAAATGGAGAACAGATAATGGATCTAAGTTTTTATGCCTTAGTCGGTATTATATTGTTAGTTTCATTTCAAATATTTTTAGATAAATGAGTATAGAAAAAAAAATACAAGAACTAGAAAAGCACATTAAGTATATTGAAATGGTATTAAAAGAAAAAAAAGATGAGCTATTTTGTTTACTTGTAGAAAAAAAACAAAAAGACCAAGACAATAAAAAAGGGGCTTAACGCCCCTTAGTTTTATCCCAGATCGGGTGGAACTGCCGCAGGGGGTGGCGACATACCACCAGTATCCGCAGGTAAATAGCGTAAAACTTTATTTTTACTACCAGTTCTTTCATTACCCTCATCATCAGTCCAGTTATTTTCAACTTCCTTTAGAGTGAGTGTAAGCTCCTTGCCTACATAGTCCTGTGCAGAACTAGGTGGTTGTTTCACAAAACCAACAGCCTTGCTAAGTCTAGTAAATATATCTGTTGATATTTGTTTTATTTCTTCTCTAGGATCCCATAAGTTAAACCACTCGTTGTGATCTCTATAATTACCTCCAGCTATCTGGAAAGTCATCTTCAAAGTCCAATTACCCTTTTGAGATTTATACTTCTCAGCTTGAATAATTTTAGCAGGGTGGTCGCCAGACGGAGCCACTCCAGGCCCCGCAGGTTTGTCCTCCACCTCAACATACGTAATGTCATCAAAGTCAGACATTTGTTATCTCCTTCACATTATCTGTGTTGTTTGCTACAGCCGTAAAGCCTAGCTTTTGTATTAATGCAGTAAGATCTGGAACTTCAAAAGCTTCTAACTTACCACTCCTATCTTTAGCAACGTAGCCTTGACCAACTCTGGTTTGCAACCACCTGGCCTGAACTGCATTACCCTCCGCGTCTGTATCATCAATAACCCTAAGGGCTAAGACTTCATCAAAGAAATAAGTAATGGACTGACCTAACTTTGTACCAACCATTTTAGGCTCGTGCATAAAGATACCGTCACTATTTACTTTTTCTTCTTTACAAATAAACATAACGTGCATATGTAAATCACGAAAAGCACGCATGACATTTGTTACAGATTCTTGTACCTCCCCGTATGCCTTACGAGGATCTTTGTGTCTGGCTTTCTCCTGTTGCAATAACAGTTCGCTAATCTCTGATATAGAGTCAAGACAAACCGTGTCGTATTGAAGTTGTCCAGTATTGAGCAACTCATGAAGTTGCATAAGTTCAGAAGCTTCTTTCACTTCTATAGCATCAACATTAGTTGCATCTTTAATAGATAACAATCCTGCTTCAGCACTAATTACTAACACCTTACCTGGTGCAGTTTTAGCAAGAGATGTTTTACCTGCTCCAGCCATTCCGTACACAAGAACTTTTGCTCCTTGATCTTGGACTAACTTTTCAGGCGATACAATCCTGCTTGATAAATCATTATTCATAATATGGTTCCTCCGTAAATAAATAATTGATTTGCTAATTATACACTAAAAGATTACAATGTGTAAAATTAATTTATCAGGAGAGTAAAATGGAGGAAATAGAAAATCTACAATGGATCGCAAATTATTATCACAGACAGAATTCAATATCGCGGGTAAAACTTAGGAGGTTAGAGAGTATGGGCATCACACCAAAATATAAAGATAGGAAAGTAGAAAAAATTACTTTACCTATGTATATACAATTTTTAGGCAAAGAAAAAGCAGCAAAGGAGTGGAATGTTTCTGAGCATACTGTTGAGGCTTGGAGGTATGGACATAGGCAACCGTCTGTTAAACAAGCAAAACGTATAATTAAATTAACTAGCGGTAGGCTAGATTGGGAGTCAATATACGGCTCACTAGATGAATTAATTGCAGAAGATTAAATCATGTTTGATTTTAATCTGTCTGAGGGAGAGGCAGCGTTAGATATTGCACTAGCTTATTATGATGAGGGATATAATGTTGTACCTCTACAAAGATCTAACAAAAAACCTCCGCCTTTTTTAAAAGGTTGGGAGCAATACAAAAACGAAAGGCCTTGTAGAACTACCGTTGAGGAATGGTTTACTGATCGCGATAACTTAGTTGTAGCTTTAGTTTGTGGTAAATTTATTGTTGTAGACGCAGACTCTCCAGAAGCTATGACTTGGGTAGAAGAAAATTTACCTACCTGTCCATACAAAGTTAGAACTGGTAAAGGTATGCATTATTATTACAATAATCCAGAAAATTACACCACCTTTGCTACAAGAAGAACAAACGATACACCTGTTGAAAGGTTAATAGATTTAAGAGGTGTTGGTGGACTTATAATTGCTCCTTATAACCGTCATGCTAACGGTCAAATGTATAAGCCAATACCCCTACCAGGTTGGGATATTTTTGATCATAAAGATCTACCTGATTTTACTCCAAAAGAGTTTGAGAAAATAACTGGAGTACCAAAACATGATACGGCTAAAAAAACAGCTCCATTTTCTTTACATGGTGTTAATGAAGGATCTAGAAACGATAACGCAGCACGTATTGCAGGTTATTTAATATCCAAAAATTTAAACTTAGATTTTGTAAGAATATTTTTACATAATTGGAATAGAGATAATAAGCCACCCTTACCGCAACAAGAAATAGATTCAGTTGTAGATAATGTTAAAAAAACACACGATAGGAAAAATCAGATAGCTCCACTGTTCGTACAAACTAAAGAAGATATTAGACCGCCTGAAGATCTATTTAATCCTCCTGGTTTACTAAAAGATATGTATGAATATGCAGAGGACATAGCACAAGTATCACAACCAGAATTATCTTTAGTAGCTGCTTTATCACTTGCTAGTGTTGTTTGTGGCAGAATATTTAAAACCGACATGAACAACTTTTCTAGCATGTACTTCATGTGTATTGCTAAGTCAGGACAGGGCAAGGAAAACATTAAAACCTTTGTTGAGGCAGTTTTAAACGCTTCTGAACACGATAAATTGATAGTAGGAGACGGATATACCTCAAGTGGTGCAGTTCATTCTGTATTAAAAATGAGGCCAACACATATAACAATTATGGATGAGTTTGGTAAAAGATTAGAAAGCATAAGCCAAGCTGGTAATACAAACAAAGAGGACGGCATACAAACACTTATGGAAGCTTGGGGTAGATGTCACGGTACATTAAGACCAGATAACTATTCCCTAATGGGCATACAAGTAGAAGACATCAAAGAAAAGATTATGAACCGTGTGACACATAAACCTGCTATAACAATGGTTGGTTTATCTGTACCCAAAAACTTTTACAAGGCACTTAATTCTGGTCGTATAGCTGACGGCTTCCTAAATAGATTTATGGTTATAGAATCTAAAGAACCTAGACGTGTATCTAATCTTAAAAAGATAAAAAGCCCTCCACTAACAATAGTCAACTGGGTAAATTATATTAGGAGAGATAGGGGTGGTTTATCAGCTCCTATGGTTAACAACTCCGAATATAACATACCGCAAGAAGTATTAGCCTTTGATCATGATTCAGAGCAGTTATTACAAGAGTTTGCTAGTGAGATAGTACAAAGACAAGACATATTAGAAAGAGACGGCCTAGAGCCTCTTCTAAGCCGTTCTAAAGAAAAAGCTATGCGATTGTCTCTAATATGTGCTTTGGCATCAAACGCTCAAACACCAACGATTACAGCTGACGTTACTAAGTGGGCAATAGACTATGTTAGATATTACGATATGCTTTTTATAGAGGCTTGTAGAGATAAAGTAGCAAGTTCTGCAACCGAAGCTAAGATTAAGCAAGTATTGTCTTATATTAGGTCTAGGGAAAGCGAGGGCATATCCAAAAGAGAGGTTGACCGTCATGAACTATTTAGAAGCATGAAGTCGCATGAGGTTAAAGAGATTATAGAAAGACTTAAAAATGCCGGAGAGATCCAAGAAATAGATATTAAAGTAGGGGGCAAAGGCAGGCCAACTAAAAGGTTTGTCGCTGTTGATCCTACATTCTTTGAGGAATAGATATGGATATATGGTCAATAATTATGGCATTTATTGTTTTTGCCGTTATATCAAGTTTTAATAATTAGGAGGTAATTATGTTTAAAACACCAAGTTTTGAAACAATACAAGATAAAAAAAGAGAAGATAGGGTAGCAGGTTTTTTAGAGGGCTTATGGCAAGTAAGCTGTCATAAACTACCAATTAGTTACGGTATAGATTATTGGATAGAATCAGCCGACAAATGGTATTGGTGTGAAATCAAATGCCGTAGTTTTGCTAGCACTAAATACGATACTTTTATTTTATCTGCAAACAAACTACGTAAAGGTGCTTCGTTTAGTCAATCTACAGGCTATCCATTTATAACTGTGTACGGTATGACAGACGGTATCTGGATGCATGAATGGATGCCAGATCACGTTTACGATATACGTATGAATATTAATCCAACACCTAATTATGATGAGGATAACGAACCATACATACACATACCAAAAGAACATTTAACATGTTTATCAGATGTACCGTTAGGTTTTGATAGGGATGAGATAGGGCTTATATAACTGGTCTTCTGAATAGACGTTCAGCAAATTCTATTCTGTCTTGCTGCTCTTGTCTTAAAGGATCAGAAACACGTACTGGTGTAACTTGTGGTAGATTGATATTAGTTTGAGGTCTGATAGTTTGTTGTGTTTGTCCAATAACATCATCTACATTAATATCAGGTATGTTTTCTTCAATTAAATCTGCAGTTAGTTCTTGGGCCTTAACTAATTCACCATTTACATATCTATAACCAAATTGTGCTGCTGTTCTTCTTAGAATTTCTAATGCTTGTGCAATTGATCCTTTATCAGTTTTAGATGCAATTTTTACAAACGTTTTACTACCTAATAATGTTTTTGCAAATATTAATCCACCAATTGTCCCCAAAGATGCAAGTGGAGAAAAAACAACGCTTGCTGCTATACCAGCAGCTACCAAGCCACCAGGGAAATTACCCCTACCTATTTCACCTTTGGTCAATACATCAATTGTGTCAGCAAAATGTTTTATGTCCCTTGTAAATTCTTTACCAAACATAGCTTCTAAAGTTTCGTCACTATATTTTTCTAGAGCCTTACTTAAATTTTTAGATCTAAAAATATCAGTTACATTACCGCCTTTAACATTATAATCTATAGCATCCTCAAGTAATTGACCAAGACTGGCTTCTTGCACTTTAGCAAAATCATCTGGGTCCATCATTTGTTTTAGTTTTGCAATATTTGCGTTATTTTTTGGTCTAAATATTGTTTCAACAATTTCGCTAGGTGACTTGTTAGGTAAATCTGCTAAGTTACGATTTGCTAACAAATCTGCTTCTTTTGCACTAGCTTTGGCTTGAGCTTCTAATGCGTTTATAAATGCCGCACCTTTAGTAAAAGTATTAAGGCCATCTTGTCCTCTAAAAACTTTTATTAAATCCTCTGCGTCTGCTGGTTTTAATTTTGGTGCAACTTTCACTAACTGGTTTATAGTTTGTAAAATCTTTGGCCCGTTTGATCTTCCATCTGCTCCTTTAAATAAAGAATTTATTTTACCTGGGTGGTGTGACTCAAATTTCAAAATATCTTTTGCAAAACTTGTATAATTAATTGTATTTGTAACGGGATCTACGCTTTTAGCAAAAGCATTAGCAAATAGTTTTTGTGCAGTTTGTGTTTTTACTCTGTTCAAATTTGTTGCGAAATCAGACTTACCTATACTTTCTAGATATTCGTCATAATCTGCAACTGCTTTGAAGAAATCATCAAGTTGTCTTAAAGATCCATTAAATATTAGTTTGTCGTAAACTTCATCAGGATCAAAAGCTCCAGACCCTCTAGCAGCATTTGTAATATTTTTGATTGTTGCATTTTTAAAAGGCTCATTTAATTTTGCATTTAATTTATCTGCTTCTCTTAATAAATTTATACCCTCGTTAAGCTTTGCGATTTCATCAAAATTTACAGTTTCAAAAATGTTTTTTCCTACAGCATTTTCATATTTAACCAAATCTGCACCATTTAAACCTAGGACTGTAAATATGCTGTCTGCTTTTTCTGGATGGTTTTTTAAAAAATCCTCCCCTTTTATACGGTGTAAATCAGCATCATCAAGCAATCTTGTTAGAGTATAAAATAATTCTCTTTCTTTAGAATCGTTTGATTGTGTAATAAAAGCGTTTAATTTTCTTTTTACCTCTAATACTCTAGTTAATTTTCCGTATGGCTGTACTCCTGGTAATGTTTCAAACAAAGGTATTTGTTCTAGTAAACTTTCTATTTCAGCTTCAGCTTCTAAAACATTTCTAACGTTTATATCACCTATAGGATCTTCTAAATTTGCACTACCTTTTTTTATTTTATGTCTACTTTTAAAACCTTTTAAAATTGTTCTTGCTCTGTCTTGATAATATTTAATAACATTATCTATCGCTTTAGCAGGTGCATTTTGTGGTTGTTGATAATTATTATATTTAGCAACATTAAAAAAGGCATCATCTACTTTATTATACATTTCACCAACTTGTTTATTAACTGCACCTTTAGCATTACCTAATAATTCTAACAATTGCTCACCATATTCTCGCACACCTGGTGCATCTCTATATGACGCAGTAGCAATAAAACTATCAGCTATTTCTTCAATTGCTTCTTGAGTAATTTTTGTTGCTTCTAAAGTATCCATTTCTAGTTTTCTTTTTGTTTGATTTATAGTGTCACCTATTGTGTCGGCTGTAACGTCATCAAGATAAGCGTTAAGTGAAGACCCTCTATTTCTAAAAGCAGTGGTCATGTTATCGAATAATTCTTTTAAATATAAAATATTACCTTTTTCTCTTGTTGATTTTAAAACAGCTTCAGCTATTTGTTGTGTTGTTGCTGCTAAATTTACATCTAAACCTTTTAAAGCAATTACAAATTTTTCATCTAATAATTTTACTTTGCCTGCAGCCACAGCATCTTTAATTTGAGCTTCAGTAGCTTCTTTACCTAATGATTTGTCAAGTTTTTTAATATCTAAAACGTCTCTACCTTTGGCAGCTTGGTTTGCTAATCTTTTAGTTGCAATTGGAGCTTTTGCTCCAAAATAAGTTCTAAAAAATACACCACCAAGTTCACTAAGTCCTTGACCCCCAGCTCCAAGAGCAGCCTCATAAAGACCTAGATTTGCTAAGTCTTGTGCGTCTTGTAGCTGAAAACCTTGTATTGCGTCTGCTACCTCTTCAACGCCTTTACCAGCCGCACCACCAACTCCAGACCCTAGTGTTCTTAAAACTCTTTCATTACCACCTCTTAGTGCTTTTATGCCTTTATATAATCTGCCTTGTGGTAAAACTCCATAAACGCTACCAACTATCGGACCAACTAAACCAGCAAAATCAGCAATATCTGCTCTTCCCTCAAACTTGTTTGCATCTATTATGGTATTTAATTCTATTACAGAACCATCATTTAATGTTCTAGTTTGCACCTCAAGTCCTCTATCTCTTAAACCTTTTGGTGTTAATGCAAGTTGTCCATCTGAAGTTCTAGTAAACCCAGATGACCCAACAAAATTTCTTAAAACAGATTCTTTTTCTTCGTAAGTTTCCGCTCTTGATAATAAACGCCTTAATTTTAAATCTTCTACACCTGTTTCAGAATCGAAAAATAAGTCATTAATTACAGGGTTGAGTGTACCCTTCATAATTTTAGCTTGCACAAGTTTTCTTGCATCACTTGGGTTTGCAGCCTCAACGTCTTCATATACACCTGGTGCTATTTCTACTTCATATAACGGCATATATTATCCTGTTTGTGGTACGTACACTCCACCACTACCAAAAGAAGATTTTTTATTTTCTTCAACAGAGGTTTCAGTATCTTTTTTAAGTTTTATTTTTTCTTTTTTTTCTTCTGTTTGTGTATCTTGATTTGCGCTCGAAAAATCTGTAATTATTGGTGGTGGTATATCACCAGCTCTTATTATTTGGTACTTTAATTCATTAATTCTATTTAATTTATTAATTTGATCAGTACCTATTTCACTTAGTCTTCTACGTAAAACATCTTCTACCTCTTTATTTGTTTTAAATGAACCATCTGCATTTTTAATAGCACCCATAATTTGCTGTGCCATTATAATATCTTGATCTGATAATTTACCTTCTTGTCCTATTGCATCTTTTGGTTTTGCTTTTGCAATTTCTTCTAGTATATTAGCTGCAGTTATAACAGGAGGTACATTTTGATCATAATTAAAGAAAGCACCAAATCTATATTTCATTTGCTCGACCAAAGCAGGAAGTCCTGTAACATTACCCTTGTTAATAATATCAATAACATCAAATAATAATTTTTCTGTGCCTGCAGTTTTTGCAAAATCACTAGCTGTATCTTGATACAACAAACGTATTTCAGACAACCTATTTTCTGTGATTCCCTCTCGCTTACCACTTGCTTTTATTTTTTCTAGTTCTAATGCAAGTTCTTTAGCAGCTCTTTCTTCTGCAGCTTTTGTTGCACCTTGTGCTAGTCCAGCGCCTAATTGACCTGTCTCTACCAAAGAAGCACCAACATTTCTTAAAAAACTATCAAATTGTGGCGTGCCAAAAATATCAGATACGCTTGGTTTTTTATCGGCTTCAGTTCCTGTACCTGTTCCTGTACCTGTTCCAGTACCCGTTACATTTGCCCCAGGTAATTCTGCTGCACCTGCGTTTTGTTGTTTTTTCAAATTTTCCTCTACTTCCTTAATAGCTTTATCAGCAACTTCCTGTTCTTGAATTTTTAAATCTTCAATATCTTTTTGTAGCAAAGCTGCTTGATCAGCTAAAGCAGTTTCTTCGCTGATTTCGTCTTCAGCTTTAATACCTACACCAGTGTATGTTAGCGCTTGTGGTATTTTTATTCCAAAAGGTATTAAAGGGTCTTTTGGAGCTGCTTGAAATCCACCTGGAATTTTGCCTCTTTTATAAAATGGATTTAGTGCAGATCTTAAATTTGTTACTTTGTCATAAAAAGCTTTTAATTTTGCACCTTTTTTTGCCGTACGAGCACTTTTAATTGTTAATCCAAGTCCTGTGCCCAAACCAGAAAAAGTTAGTCCAGCACTTATGAGGTCCAAAGGATCTTTAGGATCAAACACTAATTTAGCACTTTCTCTGGCTACCAAAGTATCTAGTGCAGATTCCAACTCGACTGCGGTTTTGCCTTGAGCGTCAATACCTAGTTCTGCAAACTGAGCGATTATATTTGGATCAGTAATAAATGGTTGATTTATAATTACTTCTTCTTCCATACTAAGTTGTTGTTGTTTCTGTTGGTTTTAGTGATGCATAAGTACCAAAAGCAGCCCCAAGTCCTGCAGCAGTTGGATCTACAGGAAGTCTATAATCTGACTCTATTGTAGTTGATTGTGCTCCATATCCAGGTAAAGATCTGCTAACAGCTGTTAGTAAATCAATTGGTCTGTTTATTTGTCCCATCTGTCTTGTATATTGATCTCCAAATTGACCTAATGCTGTCCTTTGTGCTTCGCTAAATCCTGATTGTCTTATACCGCCTAAAGCTTCAGCTAATCCTCTACCAAGAGCTTCTTGACGGTCAGCAGCAGCCAATCTTGCTCTTGAGCCAAAGGCTGATAAACCTCCTGTTTGTATGTCTCTAGCTCTTTGTTGAATATCTCTTTTTTCACCTGCTTCCATAACATCTTGTATGGTTTGTTGTACGACTCTATCTTCAAAGGGATTAAAGAATTGCTGTGTCATACTTGGATCAAATTGTGTAGACGGTAGCTCTGCTCCCATAACGTTTTGGGTTGCCTGCTGTAATTGATTTATAAACCCAGGCTGATCAGCAGTACCAAAATAAAGTGCTCGTAATAATGGGTCTGATAAAACTTCCGTTGTATCTTGTTGTGCTAAAACTGGATCAATTTGTCCTCTTGTATCAGCAGCTATTGTAGTTGGGGGTACTGCCCCTACATCATCCGCCACTGCAGCTGGCGTAGTAGGAGCAGGTGTCATAGTTGGGTCTCCCATTGATGTTGTAGCTGCAGTAAATGGCTGTACCGTACCCTTACGAAATAAAAATTCTACACCCGCTTCTCCTTCACCAGCATCAAGTGACCGTTGTATCATTTCTAATGTGCTTTGACGAGTAGCCTCTGGGTCAAGCTTACCTGGACCACCAACAGCGTTCATTTTATCTGGTGCGTATATTTCAGCAAGTCTGCGTGCCTCATCACTTATTACTAATCCTTGACGACTAGGGGGTTTTATACCCTGTCGACCAAATTCGTCTATCCCACCACCAGGACCACCTATAGACATGAAATCATCAGGTTTTGGAAGAGGCATTTTTATTGGTCGAAAGTCTTGATTTATACCACCTATGCCGCCTATAGATGGAGGTCTTGGTGGGATTATACGAGGGTCAACAGGAGGACGTAAGGGGACACGATTACGTAAATCTAAATCACTAATAGGCCCCCTGTCACCAATTAATGGTTGTTGTAAAACTGGTTTTGGTAAAACTGGAGGTATGGGTGCAGGTATTGGAGGTGGCATGACAGGTTCTATTGGAGTAATGCCTGGAACACCAACGTCCTCAATCCTTTGTATTGACATAAAATCATTTCTTGGATCATCAAATGGTAATCTTTCAAATGGCGCAATTGGAGGTACTGGCGCAGGTATTCTAGGTATGCTTCTTGGTCCAAATATTCTAGGACCAAAATCTCTTCTGCCTCTTCTTCTTTCTCTTAAAACTTTTTTTAATAATCCCATAATTAACTTAATTTTTCCTGATAATCTTCAAAAAATTTCATCAAAATATCGTTGTTTTTAAATCCTTGTTCTCTGTCTGGTTTACCTGTGGGGAAAATAGTAAGACTATCTTTGTTTTTTTCAATTTTAAACCCACCTAATCCTTTATTTGCTTTTGCAGTATGCACAAACTCGCCATCACTCAACAAAGCAGGTATATCATCACTTGTTTCAGTACCAGGACCTATAGAACGACCACCAGGCCTTAAATCTAATTCATTTATCATTTCTTTCATAAGTCCATCTGGTGTTCCCATAGAAAAACCTGGTCGGTATCCTAAAGCACCACCATAAGACATGCCTGGTCTTACACCAACATCAAAGCCTTGAAATACTTGTTGTGGCATAAGATCTGGTCTAGTAGATAACCGTATATCACGTAGACCACCTTCTGTTTTTTCTGCGGCTCTTTTAGTTGCTAAACCATACAGAGCAGCTAGTCCCATAAGACCTGCATTATCTACGCCTTTTATTTTATCCTCAATACCTTTTATAGATTCAGGTGTTTTTCTTCCAAAAAAACTACCAGTTGGTGTTTCATCTCCATACACATCACGTGTGCCACTACGACCACCAAACCCAAATATATCACCAATACTTTTAATTATTTGTGGTGTACTTCCTTTATCTTTTGGATCTCTTTGAAAAAATCTACCTAATCCAGAGGGTCGTGAACTATATGCTGCCTCTACATCTTCTGGTGTATAAAATTTGTCCCCTTCTTTATTTATAAAATATCCAGGCATACCATCAAACCCTTGTTGATATGTTATTTCACCTTTTTGATATAAATCAGTTACTAATGGGTTTATTTCGTAATCTTGTTGGCCACCAGACACCATAGTAAAGTCACCTTCTGGCATCATAACTTCTTGCTGTCCACCACCAAGTCCACCACCAAATATATTTTTAATTAAACCTTTTTTATCTTCTCCAGGTAAAACAAATTCTTTACCTGCTTTTAATATATTTCTAAAAGTACCTTCTTTACCAAAAAATTTACCTGATGCTCCTTTTAATCCACCTAGACCTTTTCCAGCTGCACCCTTACCAAAAACTCCTGCTAACGGCCCAGCTCCAGCTAATCCTGCTACCCCAGTTGCTACTAAAGCTATAGGTGCTACTTTTTTAACTACTTTTTTAATTTTTTTAAATAGTTTTTTTATGAAAAACTCTTGTAGCCCAGTTTGCGGGTTTATAGAAGGACTACCGCCTACAATATATTGATTAGGGTCCATACCTTGATTTAGCATGTCTTGCTCAATCATCATTCTTGTATTTGGCGATATTACTGGGGGTACGATCATTTCACCTGTTGCAACATGAGCTAGTTGATCGTCCTCGAATCTGCCCATATCTGCTAATTTTTGTACGTTATATTCCATAGCATTTTACTAAGTTGTTTGTAGATACCTAAAGTATCTATTATTTACCAAAATTAGCAAGTTTGATAGACGTGGCACCATTATTTCTAACTGTAACCTTGCCTACTGCA